AGCAACGTTTAATCTAGAAATTGCAGAAGTTATAGAAGAAGCCTTTGAGCGGTGTGGCCTGCAAAGCAAGACAGGTTACGACATTGAGACTGCTCGCAGATCTTTAAACCTTCTTAGTCTTGAGTGGGCAAATCGCGGACTAAACTTTTGGTGCGTAGAACAGGGCACGGCTAGCACTGTGGCGAGCACCTCGACTGTAACGCTACCAGCGGACACAGTAGACCTAATTGAGTACTGGATCCGCGATGGCACGGGCACATCCCAAAATGATCTGCCGCTATCACGCTTTAGTGTGTCACAGTATTCAACAATTCCCAACAAGCTTACTGAAGGCCGTCCAGTAAACATATTCATAGATAAGCAGCGAGCCGCACCAGTTGCCTATCTATGGCCTACTCCAGACAAGGTCTACACGTTTGCGTATCAGCGCATTAGGCGCATCGAAGACACTGGATCTGTAGGCTCTACTAACCCTGACGTACCTGCACGTTTCTTACCTGCACTAGTGTCAGGGCTTGCATTCAGGATCTCGCAAAAGTATCCCGAAGCGTTTGTACGCTCTGGGGAACTGAAGCAAGAGTACGAGTTTCAGTGGGACTTAGCTCAACAAGAAGACCGCGACAGGGCCTCCGTACACTTTGTACCCGGAGGCTATTGATGGCACGTTTTGCTAACGGTAAATACGCTTTTGGTTTCTGTGATCGCACCGGCTTTAGATACAAGCTGAAGGACTTGGTTCCTCAAGTGAGAGCAGGTCGAATGACTGGCTTAATGGTTGGACGCGACATGCTTGACGAAGACCAGCCTCAGAACTTCTTAGGTAGATTAGGCGACTACGCAGACCCACAAGCGTTGAGGGATCCCAGACCTGACATCTCGCAAGACACTAGTAGGCGGTTGTTTGCGTTTGACCCTGTCGGGAACGGAAACAGTGGTGGTGCCGGAAACATTATTGCTCACGCCAAAGTGGGCAGTGTGACGGTGACGACATGAACTACACAGAATTAACTGCGGCAATCAAAGATTACACCAACAACACAGAAACAAACTTTGTTGCTGCAATCCCTACCTTTGTTAAACAGGCAGAACAACGCATTTACCGATCCGTAAACTTACCTGTAAACAGAAAGAATGTTGCAGGAAACATGACGGATGGAAACGCTTACTTAACAATGCCTACAGATTTCTTGTTTCCGTTGTCACTGTCTATAACAAGCAGTAGTAATCAGTCGTTTTTATTGAATAAAGATGCAAACTTCATCAGGTCAACATATCCTAACGCGGCGACCAAAGGCACTCCTAAATACTACGGAGTCTTTGACGTAGACACGTTTATCATTGGTCCTACACCTGATGCAAGCTACACAACAGAATTGCATTATTACTATCAACCAAGCTCTATTGTTACTGATAGCACTTCTTGGCTAGGAACAAACGCCGACACGGTGTTATTGTACGGAGCGTTGATTGAAGCGTACACCTACATGAAAGGTGATGCAGACATGTTGCAATTATACCAACAAAGGTACGCAGACGGGCTCACGCTGCTTAAGATGCAGGCTGAAGGCAGGATGACTGGTGATGAGTACCGCGATGGTATGATAAGGCAGATGCCAGCTTAATGTTTGATCTTGAATCTGGCGTTGGAAACGTAACGGTCACTACGAGTGCAAACGGCAACCTTGGCCCAAGTCATTGGGCTGAACGAGCCGCAGACACAATTGTATCTGTTGGCAGTAGCGCACATCCTGCTATTGCCGAACAGGCCAAGGCGTTCAAATCTTATATACACAAAGCAATTCAGTATTACATATGGGAAGCGATCAAAGAGGATCGCTCCAAGGTTGTTACCTTGCTGAGGTCAGCGGGCCATAGTGACTTAGCAAATTCGGTGGAGAAACTTTAATGGCTATAACACAAGCGATGTGCACCTCGTTTAAGAAAGAGTTGCTGGAAGCAAAGCACAACTTTCTTAACTCCGGCGGTAACACTTTTAAGATTGCCTTGTACACGAGTAGTGCTTCACTAGGTGCCAGCACGACAGCGTACACGACAAGCAATGAAATCAGTGGCACCAACTATACAGCAAAAGGAAACACGCTAACGAGGGTAGACCCTTCAAGTAGCGGAACAACGGCTCTAACGGACTTTGCAGACACTTCGTGGTCTACTGCAACGTTTACGGCTAGGGGTGCATTAATCTTTAACGAAGACACCAGCGGAGATACGTCTGTGTTGGTGTTAGATTTTGGTGCGGACAAGACGGCTACGGCGGGCACGTTTACGATTGCCTTCCCAGCAGCGGATGCGAGTAATGCGATAATTCGCATAGCCTAAAGTGGCAAATGTAACAGGCTGGGGCCGGGGGACTTGGGGTTCTGGCACATGGGGTGAGCCCATACCTGTTGAAGAAACAGGTGTAGCAGGTACGGGTGCAGTAGGATCTGTTACGGTAACAGGCGATGCCAACGTTACCGAGACAGGTGTAGCAGGAACTGGTGCGGTAGGAAGTGTAACCGTAACAGCAGATGCAAATGTTGCTCCTACGGGTATAGCAGCAACAGGAGCAGTAGGAAGTGTTACAGTAACAGGAACGGCAAATGTTACTGTAACAGGTATAGCTGGGACGAGCGCGGTTGGTTCGGTAACAGCTTCAGGTGATGCAAACGTTACTGTCACAGGACTGTCAGCAACGAGCGCATTAGGATCGGTATCGGTTACTGTAGATGTCTCAATATCCGCTACCGGACTTGCCGCAACTAGTGGTGTTGGGTCAGTAACAGTTACCGGAGATGGTAACGTCAGCGTTACGGGCACATCAGCAACTAGCGCAATAGGAAGTGTAACTGTTTCGATACCAGTATCGGTTGACGTAACTGGTTTGGAAGCAACAGCATCAACTAGCGGCGTACAAGTCTGGGGAATTATAGATGACTCACAAACACCAAGCTGGGCTACGGTTAGCGACTCTCAGACTCCGGCGTGGTCCGGGGTTTCAGATTCTCAGACTCCTAATTGGTCTGGAGTCTCAGATTCTCAGACCCCAAGTTGGTCAGGCGTTAGTGATTCACAGACTCCAAGCTGGGAAGTTATAGAGACATAACAACGGGAAGTAACCATGGGAACATACGTTAACAACCTAAGACTGCTTGAAATCACGACAGGTGATGAGTCGGGTACTTGGGGTACTAAGACCAACACAAACCTAGAGCTAATAGCTGATGCCTTCGGATCCGGCACTGAAGCTATTACCACTAACGCTGACACCCACACAACGACCATAGCAGATGGTGCGGCTGACGAAGGCCGAGCACTTTTCCTCAAGTACACAGGAACACTCGACTCTGCCTGCACAATCACCATCGCACCTAACACGGTCAACAAGCTGTGGTTTATTGAGAATGCTACGAGCGGATCTCAAAACATCATTATTAGTCAGGGCTCTGGTGCCAACATTACGATTGGTAACGGTAAGGTTGCCGCAGTCTATACGGACGGTGCGGGCTCTGGTGCTGCAGTGCTGGATGTGTTTGCTGACTTAGAAATAAGTAGCACACTTACTGTAGCTGGCAATGTTACAATGTCAGCAGATGCAACCGTGGGGGATGACCTTACACTTCTTAGCGATGCTGCCGTTCTTGGTTTTGGTGCAGACACCGACGTAACGCTAACCCATGTTGCTGACACCGGGTTGCTCTTAAACAGCACACGCCAGTTGCAGTTTTTTGATTCGTCTCAACGGATTGCCGCAGTAGATGCAACAACCCTGTCTATCGGGGCAACCGATGAGATTGATATAACAGCAACCCTACTAGACCTTAACGGCAACGTAGATGTGTCAGGAACGATAGTTGGAGCGAGCACCATTCAGGGCACAACGATCACGGCTACCACAGCGTTTGTTCCCGATGCGTCAGATGGCGCAACTCTGGGTTCAGCTTCACTAGAGTTTAGTGACCTGTTTTTGGCAGACGGTGGCGTTCTTTACTGGGGTGATGACCAAGAAGTAAGTCTGGTCCATGAACACAACACGGGCATACAGCTTAACGGCACAAATCAATTTCAATTTGGTGACTCAGGAACCTACATACATCAGTCAGCCGATGGTGTCCTAGATTTAGTTTCAGATACTGAAATCGAAATAAACGCTACCACCATAGACATAAATGGTGCAGTAGATATTTCAGGCGACACCTCTATCGGCACAGACTTTTTAACGGTTGCCGATGGAATTACCACCATCGGTGGAACCGACACATCAAAACTGCGATTCCACAACGCAGCAGGAACGCTTAGGTCGTTCCTTACGCTTAACAGCACATCCTTAGAGATTGACACCGACAGTGCCATACTTTTTAGTGCCAACAACGCTGAAAGAGCTAGAATAGATGATGCTGGCCGACTTGGATTAGGCACAACAGCACCACATGGCTACTACTCTGTTTCAAACAAATTTGTAATTGCGAATACGAGTGGCAGCACTGGGATGACGTTTGCTACAAGCAATACTGGTCAGGCTCGAATAGACTTTGCCGAAGGTACGTCAGGTGGAGAACAGTATCGCGGAACTATTTCGTATGTACACGCTGAAACAGAAGCTAACGGTTACATGAGATTTGTAGCGGGAGAGGCTGAAGCGTTAAGGCTAGGAAGCAACTACATCTTAATGGCAAACCTTCCAACGTCTGACCCCGGCGTGGCTAACAGCCTGTACAACGATTCTGGAACTCTAAAAATAAGTGCTGGCTAAGATGACACTTACATGGCAAGTAGACGGTATGACTGTAGATAAGTCTTTAGACGGCCTAACGGATGTGGTCACCTTCGTGCAGTGGCGTTTGATTGGCGAAGACGGAACGTATGTGGACCCTACCGGAGAGACGTTTCCCAATGTAGCTAGTGTGTACGGCTCACTGCGTGTAGGTCAACCGAACCCAGACGACTTTACTCCGTATGCTGACTTAACCCAAGATGCTGTGCTGGCATGGGTTAAAACAACATTTGATTCAGAGATGGTTCCGTCTAAAAATCCAGACGACCCAGAAGAGATGATATCAAAAACCGAACTCTACGAGAGGTTGGTTGAAAACGAATTAGAGGAAAACGCTCACCCCACAACCGATAACCCAGCGTTGCCTTGGGACGAGGATGATGGAGAGTGACGTGACTACTCTAATGTCTTTACTTGCCATACCAGCCGCAGCAGGGGCCGCCTATGGCGGGGTGAAGGCAGGATTAAATGGGGCTAAACAGTCCCTCGCTCAAATTGAGCGCACTGTAAACCGTATCGGAACAAAGGTGGATACGCATGGCGAACGTCTCGCATCAGTCGAAGCAGAAACAGCAAACCTCAAAGAAAGACTCGCAAGCAGAAAAGACTAACGGCAAGGTAGTTAGTAATGAAACCGTAGTGTCCCTTAGTCTTGAGCAAGCAAGAATTTTTGCAGAGTTAATTGAGGCCAACAACAACACGCAGGCTCAGTTAAACTTTGCCTTAGCTGCAGCAGGGCTTTCTCCTTCAACAATTATTGGCGGGAACCTAGAGGGGGACAGTCCGCACTTTGTGATAAAAACAGAACCACAAAATTAATGGCTATTACGTATCGCGGTGAACGGTTTTCTGGCTACAACAAGCCTAAGCGCACTCCTAAAGCTAAAAAGTCACATGCTGTTTTAGCCAAAGAAGGTGACAAGGTGCGACTTATAAGGTTTGGTCAGCAGGGCGTTAGCGGTGCAGGCAAGAACCCTAAAACAAAAAAAGGCAAAGCA